GGTTCAACCCGTGAACTTGATGATGACCTTCGCAGTCAACTCAATAGTCTGAGTTCTTCGAGTTCTTATTCTGATGATGAAGATGATGACTCCTTGGATTATTTTAAGCGCCTAGCATCAGAGGATTGATATAATACTCAGGAGGAAGTAGAAATACTTCCTCTTTTTTATGGAATTGTAACTCTTGTGTTTTCAGTGCGAATAAGAACTTCGTTAATATATTCAGAAGAATCAGTATAAAGCATAAGGTCTCGACTATCACTTAAGAATCGGTCAAGATACTCTGCTCTTAAGATATAAATTTGTCTTTTTCTATTATTTTTTCGAACTTCATATTCATAGTTACTTATACTACGCACAGGGTTCAATTCAAGTAATGGATTTGCTGGGTCTGGGATTTTGAAGTTCTGGTCAACGGTCAATCCTGCAGGTAAAATCAAACGATTTCCAGAATCTACAACTAAAGTGGTTTCATAAGACTTAGTAGAATACATTTCTTGGCTACCATATTTGTCCTCTACAAAATTGTATAGGTCTTTATCTGATAGAGGCCATTGATTTCTTACATTAATGATTCCAGCTACAATTAAAACAACCCAATCTAAGGTCGAGTCCTGATATAAGTCGTCAGCTACTGTATCTGGTCTAGCTCCATCTGGAATTGTATACTTATTAAAGACAGTAAAGATTGATTGGAGGTCATCTCTTAATTTAACTCTTCGGAAAAAGTTTTTAACCGTTAAGTAATCTTGAGTGGATGTTCTATCATTAAGAAATGATTGGTACTGAACATCAGGAATTTCTCTAAAGTATCCCATATTAGTAACCTACTGCTAATGTACCATCATTTTCAAAATAATCGGTATCATAGATTGGCTCAAGCTCTTTAAATGTAAGGTCTAATATAATTGAAATTGGAGTTGCATCGCTATAAGTTGCATAGAGACCTTCACCAGTATAATTAACTGCCATATCTGTTAATGCACAGATTTTAAACTTATGTAAGAAGGGGTGCGGACTTGACCCTTGCATATAAGACAATTTAAAAACATTTGGAGTTCTTATAAAATTGTTTTTTTTAGAAGTTCCAACTTCTAAAGTTTGAGGTGCCATATTTATTTTTAGGTTTCTTATGATTTGTTTAATTTCTTCACCTTCATCTTTGTCTCTTGGAGTCATTTTAAAAGAAAACTTAAACGAACGAAGAGTAACTCCATTAAACAATAACTCCATATTAGGATTCATTATTCCACCAGTTTGTCTAGCTAAGAACTGGTCGGGCGTTATGGCACTTACACCAGGAATTGATGAAACTGCTTGAGATGCTAGACTTCTTATAAATTGACCCTTTAATCCTGCATCCATCATATTATTAAAGGTGTTACTCAAATTTGACGTAAATTGCTGCGTTAATTGTTGTGAAGTCTGACCTGACATCAAATTAAAGTCTTTAATTGTATTTGAGACTCCTTGGAGTGCGGCGGCAGACAATGAGTCTAACGTTCCATCAGCATAACTAACGCTATTTCCGTCTTGAATACTCGATGGGATGGGTAGAATGATTGAACCAATTTTTGTAATTTCAGACGCTTTGTCATTGAGTTTATCATTAGTATTAGCACGCACTAATTTATTTTCCGTACTTTTATTTCTTACATATTGTTGAATTTCAATCATTAAATAATCTGTACCTTTGTCAGCCATTATTTGAGTGGGGTATCTTAAGGTTTTTCCATCAAAGGCTTTTTGTTTCTTATCAATACCAATAACTTCGGAACCTATATCAAAGTCTTCCTTTGAAACATCACCTAAAGTGACATCGATATTTTGGGGCCTAGGTCCAACTAAAGGTGTAGTCTGAGTTGGGGGATTAGACGACCTAGATATTCCAGTATTACCACTAGTTTGTCGCACCCGAGTTAAACCTGCTAATTCTGCAAGAGTTAATCTTTCTGCTATTGTTGTTACATCATTCATATATGATGCTCTCGGTCCATTTCTACCATTTTCCCATTCAGCTAAAGAATTTATTAAAGCATTTCCATTTGGGTCATCCCTAAGCCAAGAACTTGAATTATAATTAGGCCCATTTTTTGTTATTTGTAGTACATAATTTTTTCCACCTTCAGTTATTCTCCCATTTTGTACATCTTTGGCTAATTCCCATATTCTTCTATCCGCTGGTCTACTTATGTCCACCTCGGTATAGATGTCAAGAGTTGCCTTATTAGGATCGCTAGGCGGTCTAATATCGACCGTATTATTCTGTACCCTATATTCACCTCTTACTCGAATCAAAGTGTATAAAGTTGTTGAATTACCAGATAAATCTTTAACTTTTAAATCTCTAGGTCTGAGTTTAAATTCATATTCTCGATAATCCGCCATCAGACTCCCTCCTTAGACATAAGGAAACTAAGTATCTCAATTTTTCGTAGAGTATGAGACATTATACTTTTTTAAATATTTAGTCGAAATTTTGCGTAAGGTAAAGCTCTAAGGTCTTTAAGTTCTTCTCGATAAACAAGGTGTACCGGACCAATAACTTCTTCCCAAGTATATTGTCTATAAGTACCCCAATGATAATTGATTCCTCTAAATCCCCAACTATAAATTGTAGTCACTGCAACCAAAGGATGTTCATCATATCGAATCATAGGAGTCTTAGCCTTATACACAAAGGTATAATACTTGCCTACACTTGGAACCAAATCGGTAATCTTAAGAATGCCTAAAATTTCCAACATCAATTCATCCGGGTCTTCAATTCCAAGAAGTTCATCTAAGACCGGACGAATTCTATTTCGTTTTGTATCTGAAGGATTATAATCTTTTCTTTTTCTATACGGCTTTCTTGGCATTTAGATTTCGTTAGAGTTTATTATTCCATTACATCTTTTAATTTTTTCCATATCCTCTCTTAGGTATGGATACATTTCTTTTATTATTTAGAGCCAAAAAGTTCATTCTCTGTAAACACCTTAAACTCGTATCCTCTGTCTGCACACCATTCTCTCGCAGCTGCCCATTTTGATTGATTTTTTGCATACTCATAAGCCTCTTGAAGATATCGCTTCGTTTGTCTTTTAGGCTTAGGTGGAGGTGTGGTTTGTTTCTTAGGCTTAATCTCAATCATATATTTTTTGATGGTTCCATTGGACTCTCTAACCTTAATCAAAAAGTCTGGAAAATATCGTCGAATTCTATTTGTTGTTGGGTCATAATAATTTAAGGATACTTCTTCTGACGACCATTCCAAAACACTTTCACTATTATCACAATGCACCATAAATTTACGTTCCCATAAAGACCTGTAAATTATGGATACCGGATTACCTTTATATTTTTCTGGATGCTTAGGTTTATATTTACCCTTATATGACATCTAAATAATTGATAGTATAAAGCCGTAAAAGTATTTAGATGTCATCAATCCCGGCAATTTCTGGTATATCAATGGATACAGCCAAAGTAAGATTTGGCGACCTGGCGTATACAAATTATTATGAACTCTTCATTAAACCCTCATGGGGTGGAGTTGGTAGTACGGGTACGGGTAAAGCACCATTTCTGGAGTTTATCGAAAAGAATAAAGAAATTTATAAGGTCGATGTAGACTTTATAACTCGGGAGTTGGGTATATTGTGCTCTGAGGCAGTTCTTCCAGCGTCATCTTATGCAACGTCTGAAGTGAAAGATAACTTCATGGGTGTCACTCAAGAGTTTGCACATACACGATTGTTCACAGATATTGACTTAACATTTTATATCGATAAAGATTATAGAGTCTTAAACTTCTTTGAAGCCTGGATGAATTATATTTCAGGTGGAGGTGAGATGCCATTATCTCCAACTCCAGGTTACTATAGACGCTTTAATTATCCAAATAATTATAAAAATAAAGAAGGTGTATACATCAAAAAGTTTGAACGTGACTTTGCAACCGCAGGTGAAAGAAGTATTACTTATCAACTCATAAATGCATTTCCTAAGAGCATGGCAAGTATTCCAGTTGCTTATGGTGGTGCCGATTTGCTTAAAGTTTCGGTCTCATTTAACTATGATTATTATATTGTGAATAGAGAACAGGCTGCAGAATCTAATACATCACTTACAGGTAATTACTTCCAGGAGAACAAAATTATTAACTCTGAGTTAGGCATTATTGATGATGCACCCTTTGGTCAAACGGGTTCTGATTTAACATTTAGTCCCACAGATCAGGATAAAACACAGAGTTATATTAATTTCAGGTCTACAGGACAAAACCCGGATTCGATTTACTACAATAAATAATCACAACTGAA